TATCAGAGATAATGTTAGTAAGTATATTCCTAATTTAATTATTAATGATATTATTGTTTTACCATATGATGAGTATGAATCAGTTGGTACTTTAAACACAGAAAATTTAGGAAATGGTGTTTATAGGATAGCGGGAAGAAACACTTCTGACTATACCGCTAAAATGAGAATTGACTATACAATCAGTGATAACGCTTTCCAATCAAAAGATTTCATAATTATAAATATTTAACATAAATGGCTGAAAAAAGAATATCCTATACCGTCCGAGATTTTGCCGCTATAAGACAAGAACTTATTGATTATACTAGACAGTATTATCCCGACTTAATTGACAATTTCAATGACGCATCAATTTTTTCTGTCTTGATGGATTTAAATGCTGCGGTAACCGATAATTTACATTATCATATTGATAGAAGTATTCAAGAAACTGTTCTTGAATTTGCTAAACAAAGAAGTTCAGTATATAACATCGCAAGGACATACGGTTTAAAAATACCGGGAAACAGACCGTCAATTGCAGTTTGTGATATAACAATTAACGTACCTGCTTTGGGTGATGGACCAAACCTTGATTACATGGGTGTTTTAAAAGCGGGGTCACAATTTGTTGGGGCGGGACAAACGTTTGAAAATCCAAATGATATTAATTTCTCTTCCGAATACAGTTCAACAGGGGAAAAAAACCAAACTGTTATACCAATTTTAGATGCATCAAATAACATTCAAAGTTATAACATTAGAAAAAGAGATGTGTTAGTTAATGGTATCACAAAAGTATTTAAAAAAGTTATAACACCAGCTGACGCAACACCATTTTTAAGTTTATATTTACCCGAAAGAAATGTTATTAACGTATCATCAATAATTCAAAAAGATAGTATTACATATAATAATGTTCCATCATATCAAGAATTTTTAAGTGCTGTTGGTAAATGGTACGAAGTACAAGCATTGGCCGAAGATACTATTTTTGTTCCTGACCCAGCAAAACCAACTGACAAATCTAATATTAAAGTTGGAAAATACATTAAAACTAGTAATAGATTTATTACCGAGTTTACACCTGAAAACTTTATGAAGTTAACCTTTGGTGGTGGTAACACATCTGCTGATGACCAATTGGCCGCATTTGCAAAAACTGGTGTTGCTTTAAGAATTAATGATTATCAAAACAATTTAAGTTTGGGTTATATACCAACACCAAATACAACTTTGTTTATACAATACAGAGTTGGTGGTGGACTTGAAAGTAATGTTGGTGTTAATGTTATTAATACTGTTGGTAATGTGAATTTTGATGTTAATGGAGCATCCCCAGAAATTGGAAATTCTGTTAGAAACTCAATTCAATGTACAAACGTAACAGCGGCTATTGGGGGAGCCAATCCACCATCAGTTGAAGAAGTTAGAAATTATGTAACATTTAATTTTGCATCACAAAATAGAGCGGTTACTATTGGTGATTATTATTCATTAATACAAAAAATGCCAGGACAATTTGGTGTACCAGCTAAAGTTGGTATTTTGGAAAATAATAACAAAATTAATATTATTGTTTTGAGTCAAGACAATAATGGTAAAATGACTCAAAATGTTCCAAAAACATTAAAAGATAATGTTGCCGCTTTCTTATCTAACTTTAGAATGTTAAATGATTACGTTAATGTTGATACTGGTAAAGTTATTGATTTGGCGTTTGAAATTTATATTTCAATTGCAAAAAACACAAATCAAAACTCAATTATTTCTGATGTTGTAACAAAAGTTAGTGATTATATGTTACCGCAAAATAGAGAATTTGGAGAAGATGTTTTGATTTCTGAAATTAAAAGTTTGGTCCAAGATACTGAAGGTGTTATTAACATATCAGATGTTAAGGTCTTTAACAGAGTCGGAGGAAAATATTCAACGTCACAAACTGCCCAAAAATACCAAGACTCAACAACAAAACAAATCAAATTGATTGATGATATAATATATGCACAACCAACAGAATTTTATCAAATCAGGTACGATAATTTAGATATTGGTATTCGTGTTAAGCAGTAATATTCACAAGGAAATTACTTCAACTATTTTTGTAAAATAAGAGATTAACTATTTATGAGAAAGAACAATTATGCCTAAAAGCTATAGGATACGAACATCAGTTGGAAATAGTACACAAACTGACAAAACCATTAAAGTACAAGTTGACCAAGATTTTGATTTTTTGGAAATTCTTTCTTTGAAACTTACTCAGTCTGATGTGTACAGAAGTTTTTGTTCTGACTATGGAGTTGTTGTTGGTCGTGTAATTGCAAATGGTGGATACGGTATTCCAAACGCTAAAGTATCTGTGTTTGTACCGATTGACGCTGTTGACCAAAATGACCCTGTAATATCTGCATTATATCCATATAAAAATGTTACGGATAAAAACGAAGATGGTTATAGATATAACTTACTTCCATATACGCCTTCCTATGAAGGACACGCAGCCACAGGAACATTTCCAACAAGAGATGATGTTTTAACAAGAACTGAAGTATTACAAATATATGAAAAATATTATAAGTACACCGTAAAAACAAATGAGTCGGGTGATTACATGATTGTAGGGGTTCCTTTAGGAAACCAACAAGTTATCTTAGATATGGACTTATCTGATATGGGTTGTTTTTCATTAAGACCAACAGATTTAGTTAGAATGAATCTTGGTAACCCAAAACAATTTAACGGTAATCAATTTAAAAGTTCAGTTGATTTAGCATCATTACCACAAATTGTAAACCAAAGAAAAAGTATTTCAGTTTCTTCTTTTTGGGGAACAGGTACTATCTGTGATGTTGGTATAACAAGAGTTGATTTTGATTTAAGAGATTCAAACATAACTATTGAACCTACCGCAACTTTTATGGGTTCAATCATGACATCCAACGATGATGTCATGTTGAAAAACAATTGTAAACCAAGTTCAGAACAAGGTGACTTATGTGGAATGGTTGCGGGACCTGGTAAAGTTTTAGCCGTAAGACAAACAATAAATGTTAATGCGAGTGGTGAACCAATATTAGAACAATACCAATTAGAACAAGGTGGTAAAGTAATTGATGAAAACGGTGCCTTTGTTGTTGATGTTCCAATGAACTTGGATTATGTAACAACAAATGAATTTGGAGAATTAATATTTTCTGATAACCCAAATGTTGGTATTCCAACAAAAGGTAAATATAGATTTAAAGTTAAAACAAATGAAGGTGAAAAGGAAGTTGGTGCAATACAAACATCAAGTAGTATTATTGGACCAAATTTACTAAACCTTTCAGCTTTTAACCCTAAGGGTAGTTTATTACGAGGAAACTTTTTGGTTCCAAACATTAAAGAATATGGTTGGACTGGTAATACCGACCCATCAACATTAAGTACAGTAAGAAAATTTAAACCAACATTTAATGACAATACAAAATTAATTGAAACACAAAGTTTTAAAGCTTCTGATTTAGGCGGTAAAAGGTCATTATTAATTAGTTCAATTACAGGTGAATATAAAAGTATATCTTATAAAATTGATAATGTTATTGATAATTCAAAATGGGTTGATTTACCAAATGGAAATGAAACATTAGAGATTACGGTTGAAAAAAAAACAACAACAGATGTTGTAAATGGTAAGGTAGTTGAAACTCCACAAACTGTAACACTTAATTTTAACAATTACAATTATAATTTTTCTTTATTTCAAAGGTCATATGCCTTTTCATTAGATTGGGATGATTATCCAAACAAAACCGAAGCTATAAGTTGCCAAGATTTTTTCTATGAATTTAATTATAATAAAGTTTATACAACAGCACAATTAATTGATGAGTATAGAAAAGGAACTAATAGAAGTAGATTCTTATCTATTAAAGAAATATTAGACCGAAGTTGTGATTCAGAAATAAATAAATTCCCAATTAACGATGGAGTAAGAAACTTTGATTTACTATATTTTATAGTTTCAATTTTATTTCAAATATTTGGAATTATTGGTGGTTTAATTATTATAGTATATCATATTGTTAAATTTTTATGGAATAACTTTGCACCTTTAATATTAATATTACTTGCTGCGTATGCTGCGACTAATGTATATTGGTTACTTATTGACCTTACAAACGCCTTTATTAAATCAACTTTAACTTTTGGGGCGACATTATTAGACGTAGCTCCCACTATAGGTAAAATAATACTTAATGGGGTTTTAATTGCCGGAATTACTCTTTTATTTAATAAGATTAGAAAATTTAAATTTCCGTCATTTAATTTACCAATGATAACCTATCCTGATTGTTCAACATGTGATTGTGGAACATCTGGTGATAATAATTTTGCTATTGATACAACAGGAAATGGTGATATTAATTCTTCACCATTGGCGGACGTAACGCTATCGGGTGCTTATGTATCATTTCCAGATGACGATATAGTATCAATTAAGAAAAATGCTGGGTTTGGTCAGGTAATGGCTGGTAATTCCGTTGCTGAAACTAAAAACAATGCTCGTACACCGTCTTATAATAACACGTTAGGTGAATATTTTTGGAGTAGAAACGATTTACCAATTCCTGAAAGAATTAACCTATACAATACAAAAGGACATTATTTTAACAATTTACTTGGTGGTGGTTCTAATAGGATTAAAGTTTATCCAAACTATATATATAATGGCGGTGAAACTTCTTTCACAAACGCACAGTTTTATGAAGACCAACCAATGGTTTTTTTAGTTGACCCAAACGCTTTAACAACATTCCAAACCGGAAATTTAATAACCTTTGTTAATTTATCTCAAACTTATGATGTTAATACTTTAAGTGCCTCAACAGTACAAAACGGGTTAAATAATTACTCAGTAACAGGAACAACAATACCATCAGGTACAACTTCTTTAAATATTAGTTATGCAAATCCAAACGGTAGTGGTACTATTAAAAAACCATTTAATATTGCTCAAACATTATATAATGATGGTGTTGGTAGTTACACATTCCCATCTGATATTGAATATCACCAAGTAGTTACCGCAACGACAGTAGGTGCAATACAAAATATTGTTAATTCAAAAACACAGGATGCAACATTATATAACAGTAGTTTTTATAATAGAATTATTAATGGTCAGATGAAGGTTTATTTTCATAATGTTAAAGATGAAAATAATGAAAATCCAAAAAGTGATTACAAAGACCCAAACTCATTAACACCACTACAATTAATTGAAAATTATAAAAACTTAGGGGTTGTAATCTTAATGAAAGGTGTTGACCCTTATACGACAAGACAAAAAACAAAAATAGATATTTCAAAACCATTTGGACTTGTTGATGGTTCTATGGTTGTTGAGTCGGATTATAAGTTAAACATACCAATAGCGGAAAATTTAAATCTTCTTAGACATGATTCATTAGTTAATAATAATGTTACATTATTCAATCAATCATATGTGTTTACACCATCAACAGGTAGTGGGGCGTTTAAATACAGCGCTTATACAACACACAACCACTCATTATATTCAAATTTTGATAGTGGGCATGATTCAACTAATACAACAATTGGTGTTACGTCAACAACAAATTCAATAGGATTCCAAATACCAGGACCGATGGGATATTACGCAGCAGGAACTAATGTACAATCAGGAGATTTTGCAGGAAAAAACACTTACGTATCAGGACCTAATGGGTATTACACTAACGAATATGTTGAGGGGGGTGGATTAATGGCTAGAATATGTATAGGTAGTGAAGTACCTGGAGATGTACGTCCGGGTGGGTGTGGAGCTGGAAGAATTACATATAACACCAATGTCTATCAAACAGGTATTACTCTTGATATGTCAACAAGTTCTAAAATTATTATGAGGTCGGACAGACTACCACGTTCAAGCTCATTTGATAATAGATTTGTTTTTGCACAGAATAAAGCATTTTCGGTATTTGCAATATCTGATAGTGGAGCGTCAACCGAAATTGCTGGTAATGTAACATCTAATTCAGACTATAGTACAAATAACGCTGTTGATTTTGAACAATCGTATGGTACAGGTACCACATCGGTTATGAGTAGCTTTAGTTGTCCTACCATTGTACCATTAGGTGCATATACACAAAACGCTGGCGCAGGTATGAAAGTTAAACCAAAAACAGATTCAGTTTATTACACAGATGGAGATACTGAATACCCAATTATTACAAATGGTTGTTATACTTTAGTTGCCAAAGATTTGGCAATCAGTGCCGATTTAAAATCATTTGCAGAGTGGAAATCAAGATTCTTAATGGGGTTTGCAATTTGTAGAAATGTGTTTGGTATGACATTTACAAACAACTGGATTAATGGTGTTTTATATATGCCAGGTTTCCAAAACGATAAAATATATCCTGGTATTCAAACCACAAACCCTACTTATCTTTACTGTAGGCAAAAAATTGTTTTCAAAGAAGAAAACAATTCATTCTTTTATCGTTCAAGTCCATTCAATGGAATTACTGGAAAATTTGTTGGAATGTTAAATACTCAAGTTGCCGATAATTTTGGTAATGTTCAATTCTTAGGTAATCCAACAACAGTTGTTGATTTGGGACCAAAAGATAATATTATTAAAAATATTTGTGCACAACCCGAATTTCAAGGGTATGTTGCCGATAGATTAAAGGCGACATCATTTCAGGGTATAAGTGATTTAATACAATATTTTATAATTAGTAGATTAACTAACGCAAGTTTCTTAGACAGACTTTTAACTTTGGGTGATTCATCAATTAGTGAATTATTTAGTAGACCCGCTCAAAAAATTGATGGTGATTTTGCACAATTAAACAGTATTAATAATGAAATTGGTGTTGTACCGTTTTCACCTGAATCTTATAGTGAAGCTAATTTATTTTACGGAGCAACACCAAAACCTGTTGTAGGTGTATTCTTTAGCTCAGATACTGTTACAAGAGATTATATTTCTCCAGGTCGTGAAATATTCATAGACACATCAACAAAATTTGGGTATAATCCTTTTGGGCATAAAACCCAAGTAGTCCCAATGTACAGATGGGAAATTAAACAAAACGGTACTAGTCCAAGTATGTTTGGTGGTGAAGAAAATAACTGGATAACATCAGGTAACATTTACACAACACCATATCAAGGAATTGATAGATTAAACGACAGTACTTATTTCCCAAGTTTTGTTAAACATCCAACAGGACAAAGACCTGGTTATATCTATAGTTCATTAGAATCAAAAGACTCTAATGGAAATGTAACAGGATTTACATATGACGGATTTTATAAACTACCTGACAATAGAATTGTTGTTGGCGCACCATATCATTTCTACTTTGGTTTGAAAAAGGGTAAGACCGCTTTTGATATATTTTTAACTAAAAATCTAATTAATATATAATGGGTAATATTCAAAATGATATAACAATTCTTAAAGGTAACCTTAGATATAAAGGGGCGTCTGAAAGACTTGCAGCAGTACCCATTGAATTGGTTGGAGATAGAAAAGAATTAATTGATTCTGATAGAATTAGTAATATAAACGCTGCTGAACAAACTGAAGTTGAAAGACAAGCGTCAACTACATTTAGAATAGGTGGAAAAATATCAAACATCTTTTCAAATGTAATTTCAGGTAGTACTAATTATGATGGATATAAGAATTTTTTATATCTGACTGACCCATTATCTGTAGTTAGTAGTAATCAAATATTGTTTAATAATTTTGAAAGAGTTCCCGACACATTTGGTTTAAAATGGGGTGGACTTCCTCAGTATAATGAATTTAATTTTATTAGAAACGATGTTGAAAATCCACACAATGTTTTACAACCACAAAGCGCATCAACATATAATTGGGGTGTGTATTTAAGTTATCCATTTTCATCTGACACCAAACAACAAATGTCATACGTTGATAAACAAATCAATGGAACACCATTAAGTTTTGTGGTATCAGATGGTATACCTTTTACAATTATTAATACCGTTCAGAACGGGGTCAATTATATTACATTTAGATGTGCCGGAAATCACAATTTAACCGAGTATCAATACGTTGAGTTATCAATTAATTATAACGGTAATAATTTGTTTAGAGTTGATTTATTAGGTGAACAAGGATATGATAATATCAACACAAGTTTTTCAATAGTAAATCCTGGATACACAGGCACAACATTTGTAAACGGTATTTCAGGAACATTTAAAAGAATTGGTGATATATCAAACTCAGGTGAAAGTAAATCAAGATATTATGTTAGATTACATAAGATTTTAACTAATGAAAATGAATCTGACGTTTCTAAAATGGGATTTGAACATATACCATTTTCAAACCAACAAAAAGTTGAATACTCGGCATTAACACCAAACTTACAACAAAGAGTTTCAATTAAAGAAAACTCACAATCTTATAGTTTTACCTTTAAAAAAGATTTAAACATTTACGGAATGGTAGATAATAATATGAAACCAGTCACAGATGTATTTGTAACAATTATAAATAAAGGTTATTACGGATGGTTCAACAAACCAACAGGTACTAATATCAACGCCCTTCAAAAAGGTTGGTCATTTAATTTCCATTCAGATAGTTTGGATGATTGGTGGGTAACTGATGACGATGATAATTTGGTTAAGGTACCTGTTAGTTCATACGATAAAGTATTAAACGGTAAAAAATATACTTTCTTTTATAATCAACCATTAAAAATTGATGATGTTTTATCAGGTGATTTTTGTGAATATAATGATATTGAACAGATGGAATATGTTGTATCAAACTGTAAACACAAGATAACATTTAATGATGTATTATACACAACTCAAACGACTACAAGTAATAACCCACCAGGTTATTTTTATAATCCGCATAGTTCTGTTAAGTTAAGAGATTTTGCTGATTCAGTAACCGAAGCTGTTGGTCAAAATGTTAACACAAGACCATCATGGGCTTATTTTTCACAAAACCTTAATACTTGGTTATGGAGAACAATTTTAGATTATGGTGTATTTGAAAATGGAAACGGTGTTGACTACCCATTTTTAAATGATGCACATTATCCGTTCTCACAGATATTGTTTACACAATCAACACCATATAGTAACATAAACCAATCAATTGCGGTGACAGACCAACCAATAAAAGATTTCTGTGAATAACATTAGATTAAGATATAACCCGATTCAAAATAATAATAATGGTGATTTAGCATTACAAACACCAATATTAACCACTTGGGATTTAAACGGTGTCAATGAAAGTATTGAAGTTTTTGAAAATGAAATAATTCAAAAAGCAATTAATCCAATTGATAATTTTGAAACCATACGATATTCACACGCTCCTTGGGCTCCTCAAATTATTAATGTTGACCCAAAAACAAGTAGCCATTATGACTTTTATTTTTATTCCGCAACCACTGACTCATCAATAACGGCAACAACAACTAATACGCCATGGGTTACTGACTACAGAGCGAACGGATTTACAAGTAGACAAATTTACTATAATGATAATGTTTTTTCAAAGTCATATTTTAAATTAGATTTTTACGATTCAAAAAAGAGAACATCACAACAAATTTTATTAACCATAATAATTCCAACACAACAAGGTTTAATGACATCGGCGATTATTGGATTGAATACTGTTGCTATTAGAAAACCACAATATCAATTAAACTTCACTGGTGATAAAGAAGGATACTTTGTTTATTGGTTAAAGTCACCTGAATTTTTTAATCCCGAGATTGATACTCTATACATGTCTGCAAAATTTTATGATGCAAACATTGGTGGATTTAAAAGAATGATGAATTCACCACAAGGAACAATGCCAGATAAATTTAACTTTTCACAGGAAATATATTTCTACTATACACTTAAGTTAAATTACAATGATTATACCTATGAGGTATTTTTAGATAACGAACTAAACGCCATGAAAAAAGTAGGTACTGATTATAGTCCTATTAAATGGTATGAATATGTTAACCCATGAACACAGAACAATATAATATAGTAATTTCGCAAGAGTTTTTAAAATCTGCCAAAGTTGGGGTTTATGTTCCATATCCTGATGGTGGCGGAAGAGACGAACCTGTTTGGACAGGAATGACTTATTTGTTAAGTGGTGGAACTAATGGTGATTCAGTATTAACAGGATTAACTATTCCTGTAATGTTTAAACAAACATATAAAGATATTGGATACTATTCAGGTTTTGATGGTGCAATATATCAAAAAGATATTAATAATAATTTTGTCTATAGTGGTGTGACAGGTAATTCTGCTTATACATTATATCTTTATAACACTTCAGAAGTTATGGCACAAGATATTACATATATTGTTGATTGGGGTGATAACCAACCTGTTGAGACAATTATAAACATTTATCCTAATTATGTTTCACACAACTACCCAACACTAACCAATGGTGAGTCAAAAGTTTATAATGTTAGTTTGAGCGGTGTTGCCGCTTGGGGTACAACTGTTACAACTAAAAAGATAACAATGCCTTATACAGATGTTAGTTTTAACAACCCTGAAGGTGAATATTATTTTGTACCACGTGACGGATATTGGTCAGGAACACCTGTTTCATATAAATGGATATTCACAGGTGATAGTGAAAACAATATTCAGTCACAAATATCTTCAAACTATACTACAATACCATTTTTAGTTTCAGGATTTACAAGTTCAAAATTAACACAATTAAAACAATATGGTCCAAATCCGTATGTTGAAGGTGTACCCGTAATTCAAAAAAATGAAATTGTTGGATATGTAAAAAACTTAGGGCCTGATTATACTGGTTATACATATTTGAATACTTTATACTATGACTTCCCACAAGGGTATACATTATTCATTGCAAACTCATCAGGATTGACCGAAAACAATATAACGCCAGTACCGATTGTTAAAGAAGAAATATTAATTGGTATGGTAAACGCAACAGAAATACAATCAAATGTATTTATTAACAGGGGCAAATTATCAGGAACGGAAAGTTTACTTAGATTAGGTGAAGTTGACAATCTTGGTGACCTCATAAAATACGGATACGGATACTTCAAACTAACAGAACAATAAAATGGCACTAGGAACATATGGCATAACTCGCCCAGCCGACATGGCACCTGAAGATGTAGAAATCATCATGGTGTATACACCGTCAAGAGATTTTACGTCAACACCAATTATTAAGAAACTCAACGCTTCGCAAATATTAACACCATACTTTAACAACGCAAATACAGGTGGTAATACAAATGAAATATTGGGTGGATTATATAATTTAAAATTACCGGCAAACGAATTTAATAAAATTGGTATCTATACATTAATGATTAGACCCGCTCAAATCAGAACAACATTAACTGATTGTGGGGTATTATCCGCATTACCAAATGTAAAAGGTGTTGTAATTGATACTAATAATGTACCTTCAGCATTTAGAAACAGATTTGTTTCACAAGGATTAGTTGGTTACCGTGTAGAATATTTAAACACTGATGGTACAAAAATACCAAATTTTTATAGAATAATAACATCATCATTTTTTGTTGATACGGTTGTTAGTAACCCAGCCGCGGGAAATACAAACTCTGTTAGATATAGATATATTGATTCACCAAGTGCTAGAAACTTAGTATTTGCAACTATGTCACCATCAAGTGCTCCATCTAATAACCCAAACGCAGTTCCATATATTGGACAACCAGGACAACAAGTTATTCTAACAAATACATTCTTTAATCCATTCACAATTGAAATTGAAATGGCTGAGTACGACTTGAACAGTATTGCTATTGCTCTTTATGGTAATCAAACTAAAGCGATTGATACTGGTATCTACACTATTTACGACTCTGATAGTAGAATTTACAAACAATATAACTTGTTTGAAATTAGAAGTGAATTTGGTGACACACTGTACGAAGTTCGTCAAGATAGAAATAATAATATTGACTTTAGTGTTAGCTTTGACAATATCTTACCGTAATGAGTAAAATAGTTATTCCCAATATAAACGCTGGTTTTATGGACCCCAACGAAGAATTAGTTGGATTTCAAACAACGCAGGGTGGCGGATTAACAAATACTAACTTTACATGGAATTACGGGGCGGTTGAAAAGATTGACAAAGATTATCAGTCAGGTGTCTTTTCAAACCCAATTACTTTAAGTGATTTAAATGTTAATATTTTAGAGGCGAAAGATGCTTTATCTAAAGATTTAAAAGTTTATCCATCATACGATTTAACGGAAGTAACCAACTTTACACTATATGGCTCATTGACCAAAAGGTTTTCAACGTCAATAACACAAATTATTAATTTTTTTCCTGCTGCGATTGAAGTTGACCAAGTTTATTTTGATTATAGTACCGCAAATACGGCAACAAATATTGTGTATAATAAAAATGAAAATACAACAAGTTTTGATGTTGATGTTAATAGAATTAAAAACATTTTTGATATTGATTTCTCAAAAAACGCGGCTAGAAACATAGCTCTAAGACCAACACCAGTTAGTCCATTAAGAGATATGACTACCTTCTATAGAGATTATTCATTATTTATTGGAACTGGGTCAACAGAATATCAGTTTGTATTATTCACTTCATCAAATTCTACAACAAGTGGAACATTATCAATTACTGTTAGTGGAAATCCTTTTTTAGGCAACACAACAACTACAAAAACATTGGTAATGAGACCAAACAAATTAAAAACCGAAATGGTTTTTAGTAATGATTTTGACGAAGTTCAAAAATTTTTATTAAATAGATTTGTAATACCAAAATATACGGCACAATTTAAACTTCCAAAACAAACAGATGATGGTACCTTTTATACATCATATGTTTATTTAACTTGGCCATTACTTGGTGTTTGGAATTTGGATATTATCACAACTGCCTATGATGCTTATTTGGAAACACTAAGTTTATACGGTGAACAATTGGACACTTTTAAAACAAATTTAATTAGTAGATTCTTAACCACAGACGCTTTCCACGAATTTGATACCAAGGACCAAAAAGTTGAAAAGGTACTTCAAATATACGGTAGAAGTTTTGATGAAACAAAAATCTTTATTGATTCATTGGCAAAAATGACATCAGTTGAATATGTCCCTGAAAATGATATACCATCTGCATTGTTAGTTTATTTGGCCAAGACATTGGGTTGGGATACAAATATTTCGCCAATTACAAATGAAGATTTTTTAACCGCAATTTATGGTGTTAAAAACAAATCAATATATGAAGGATGGACAAGAGACCAAACTCCATCAGAATTAAACTTTGAATATTATAGAAGATTAATTCTAAATGCGTCAAATTTGTTCCGTTCAAAAGGAACAAGAAAATCTATTGAATTTTTAATGAGAACAATTGGAGCACCCGACGCTTTAATTGAATTCAACGAAACAATATATATTGCAGATAGAAAATTAAAGTATGAAGACTTCCTAACACAATACGTTCAAATTTCAGGTGGTACATACCAACAACAAATACCTGGTTATTTACCTGGCTCGGAATATAAAATTAAGGGACAAACATATAGTGCGTTCACAACAAACTTAGTTGCAACAGCGTCAAACTATTCAATTACTGATTATCCAATCAATACTGATGGATATCCAAAAACGCCTGACCAAACAACAAATTTCTTTTTTCAACAGGGACAAGGATGGTATGAACAGAATTCTTTTCACGTTAGTGAAAATTTAGTAGAAACCTCAACTCTAACTTACACATCAACAACGCCAACAGTTACAATAACACAAACCGCTCCATCATTTGGACAACAATTTTTACAGAGATACAGAAACTTCCCAAACATGGGTAGTTTGGGATATAATATTACATCTTATAAAGACAATGAGAAATCATTAGCCAATGAATCAACACCAACATCACTTGAAAATAGTTTAACATTAAACGTTAAAAATGTTGATTTATTTTTAAACGTGGGTCAAGGTATTACATATGATGTTTGGTTACAATCAAACGAATATAACTACCCAATACCGTATACAGGATTAACAACACCTTATCCATCACCGGGCAATATTGATTGGACTGTAATTAACCCACAACCACAAACTAAAACATTCGCCGAGTTTGCACAATCATTCTACCACAACATGATTAACGTTAGAAACAGATGGTTTACAAACGATGGGAAATCTTCAGGATATCCAACACTTCAATTGGTATATTGGAATTATTTACAGTCATTAGAATTGGCGGGAGTTGATACATCAAAATATACATACCAAAAAATGATTGACTACTCAATTGGTATTGGTGATTACTGGACAAAATTAGTTGAACAAGTTATACCTTCATCAACAATTTGGAATGGTGGTTTAAAATATGAAAACTCCGCTTTCCACAGACAAAAATATGTTTATAGAAGACAAAGAGGTTGTCAGTTCATTGCGGTACCATGTGTACCTTGTACAGCAAACGGTGTTCTATATGCTTACGATTGTATTGATGAAACAATATCAGGGGCAACAATTCCTTGGAGTGGAACAAGCTCAACAATTGAATCTTTCTCAGATGCGTTGTATACTGCGTTAAATGGTGTTGTAGCTTCACAAGGATATCAATTACAAAACTGTGACCTTAACTCAATTACATCTGTTTGGTATATTGATTTAAGATTAGATAGTACAATATTAGTACAACAACCATTCTTTACTGGATACGGAATAACAGGGGTACCAACAGAACAACAATGGATTGACGGATTGGATACTTACCTATCAACTATTTACCAATATGGATTAAACTATAATGTTAATTCAGAAAGAATTATAATATCAAACTCAGGTTGTATGGAATTATTTAAAGACAAAACACTCACTCTTAATATAGGGATAAACGCAAATATTTCTTGTGGATAATGGCAAATTTTCAGTATGAGTTTTCAGTAACGGGCGATTGTACAAGTAATGGTAGTGGTGCTATCTATATATCTCTTTCGGGAGGTGTTGAACCATATACAATTGATTGGGTAAATCCAAATATTGGAACAGGTGACTATAAAACAGGATTAGATGCTGGTGTTTACATTGTAAGAGCTAATGACTCTTTGGGTGATGTTAATAATGAATTCTATATTAACATAATTGTGTCAAGCGGTGGTTGTTTAAGTGTAAGTTCTGTTAGTGCAACAACTTGTGGACAAAATAATGGGGTGGTAACTATCAGCGGTGCGTCTACAGCGTACCCAATTACTGTTAACATTTATTCAGGTAGTACATTAATCCAATCTGCAATTACAACAACAGGTGATGTTTCTTTTATAAATTTAGCGCCTGGCGTTTATAGAACATATTATGAAGATTATGGAGGTTGTTCAGGGTATTCAGAATCTGTAATTGTAAATTCATCAACACCTGTTGATTATGGATTTTTTATTGTAAATGATACAAATTGTTTTGGGGCAACAGGTAAATTACAAATTACAGGATTAACGGGTTCAGTACCATTTACATACCTTTGGAGTAATGGTTCAACAGGAACAACAATAACAGGATTAACAGCATCAACTTACAGTGTTACCGTAACTGATTCTGAAGGGTGTAGTGTAACCAAAGCGGTTGAAGTTAAAAAAGCTGACCCATTACAAATAGTATCTTTCCAAACAGTTAGCCCAAGTTGTTTTGCGGCAGATGGTTCCGTTAATTTAATTATTACAGGTGGAACTGGTCCATATTTTTATTCAGGTAGTAATGGAACAACTTTAATTAGTTATGCGACCAATCTAACATTTACTGGATTTACGCCAGGAACTGCAATTTTTACTGTTACCGACTCAACATTATGTTCAGTAGTTGGTAGTACATATTTACAAGCCGATGCAGGATTTTCAGTATTATCTATTGGAACACAAAATTCAACATGTTCAGCAAGTGGCGGAACAATTAGTATTAATGTTGTTGGTAATGGACCGTTTACATATACGTTAGTTAAACCTGATTCAAGTACCGAATCTTTTACAACAAATTTAACAACTCAAAATTATAACGATTTAGATTCGGGTGATTATACTGTAATTATTACCAATACTAATGGTTGTGTATTTACACAAGATGTTACTTTATATACAACAGACAAATTTAGTTTAACAACAATACTTTCAGGTACAACATGTGGACAAAATAATGGTTCATGTCAATTACAAGTTGGTACTGGATATACAGGTGTGTTAGATATGATTTTAACTAAAAATAATGTACCTGTAATTCAATACATTGATGTACCACAATCAGCGGTTACATTTAATGGATTATCTTCAGGTAGTTATACATTACAAGTAAGAGACGCAGACAACTGCTCTGTTTATAAATCATTTTCAATCAGTGTTTCTAATTCATTGGACTTTGGAATGAGTAGTACTAGTTGTGGTGATAGTAACTCAGGTGGTACTATTAATGTAAGTGTTTTTTCAGGTACACCACCATTTACATATCAATGGTCAGACAATGTTCCAATTAGTGAATCAGGACCAAGTATTTCAAATTTAACAGGTGGAACATATGGTTTAACAATTTTAGATTCAAGTAATTGTGTTTTAACAAGAAGTGTTGTTGTTCCATGTACACCTTTTATCAGTAACTACCAAGTTATACCAATTATTAGTAATGGATTTACAACCACAGTTAATAACAAAAGAGATTTTGAAACAATGGTTAATGAAGGGTTTTACGATTTAACCACAGGTAATACTAATTGTGTTTTATCAGCGGTTACATATGTTGCAACCATTGAGATTAGTGGTAACACATATGAACAAAATTTTTATACAGGAACAACATTAACAGATGTACCAACAGAATCTGAATGGGTAGATGAGTTGGAGAGTATATTATCAGGAATTACGGGTGTTGGAAGTTATACCGTTAATCCATCAACAAATACAGTTGAAATAAAATCTTATTGTAATGGTAGTCAAAACACATTAAGTGATTCTGAATTTATCATGGGGTTGAGAATTCAATATAATATTATTTGTGAATCGTAATGGCATCAAGATTAACCATACAATCAATAACAGGAACGTCACCGTATGATTTTTACGTTTGTGATATATACGAAAATAATTGTTCTTTATTGGGGTCGGTATCAACTGATTCACCTGACCCAATTTTTATATTACCGAGTTTATTTAATTTAGCGCCACAAATCATGATTAAGATGATTGATGCTAATAATTGTGCGAT